TAGCTGATAATAAAAAAGATCTATATGTATCAGTAACAATGCCCTGTTTAGAAGTAGGAACGGTAGGTGGAGGCACTCATTTGCCTGGCCAATCAGCAATGTTGAATTTGTTAAATGTAAATGGTAGTGATACTGAAAATATAGGAAAAAACGCATATCAACTAGCGTATATTATTTCTGCAGGCGTATTGGCGGGAGAATTATCATTGTTATCAGCGCTTTCGACAAATGACTTAATGAGTGCTCATATGAAATTAAATAGAAAATAAGTTTACAAAAATTCTAATTATTTAGGTATCTCGATATTTTATTGATTTATTTGTAATAAATTAATAAATAAACTTTATAAAAAATGTGTAAAATAAATATTTAATTAAACTGGACAACAATTTCAACTGTTTCCTTTTTAATGCTCTTAGTCGCGGATATAGATAATTCTTCGCGTTTCTTTCTGGTTTTCGAATTGTCAACAATTATGTCTTTTCTTTTAGATGTACTGTTACGACTATTCATATCCTTTTCAATCGTATCATAATTTTGTTCAATGAATTCAATTACCTTATTTTCTAAAGCCCACTTAAAAAAATTCAATTGTCCAATAGTAGTTTCAATAAATTTACCTTTAGTGTAAGGAATGCTAATTCGGTCCCATCTACAAAATGGATCAAATCTTTTCTTACTGTAAGCCTTTAGCTTAAGTTTATAATCATCGTATACTTTAAAACGTCTAGCAATATTGTCAGCCGTTTGTTCAATAGTATATAAAGTATAATACTTTTTAGCGTAATTAGTGGCAAACCAATCAACGATGCGTAGAGATATTTTAGATTCACCGGTAATTATTCTAAGCATTTTATCTAAATTGTTGTTAGGGTCATAACAACCATCTGGCTCAGCATTATAAAAATATTGCAAATTCTTTAGTAATAGATCATTTTGAGTTGTATAACTAGAGGAGTTCATCATTATTTAAGTTTTCGAACAAATTGTTTAAGTAGTTTTTATATTAATATTTATTTTTTTATACATTTAACAAAATTAATACATTTAACAAAATTAATATCTCCAATAATATTATTATGACTTCTTTTATGGATGCATATTTTGGTCCCCTATCGAGAGAGTATTGCGTCTATTTTTACGCATTGTCAATAATATTCGGTATATTATTTGTATCAAGTGCCATTTCCATAGCATATGTTATGATAATGGATTTTAAGAAGGTGAATACAATGTTTGTGCTAAACTCGATTCTAATATTATTTAACGCATTCTTGGCCTATATGTCTAACAGATTGCTTAATACAATGTGTGTAAAAAGCGTTTAAACTAACAACCTAAACAACATATCTAAGCATTTTCTTCGCTTGATGTCTCTTTAGCTCTTCCCTGAGTTGTATTAATTGGTTTTAAAAACATATCACGAGTTACTATATCATTTACATAACTAGTTTGTAAAAATGGATTTACTCCACGTTGTGCAATCATTTCACGATCAGCCATTTTAGTGTCGATGGTCTCTCGTCGTGTTCCGCTGGAATGTTGATTTCGAGAAAACGTAGAATTCGTAATATTGATTAAGTCGGAATCTTGGTTAAAAAATGTTTCATCGGCTAAAGATTGGTTAATCGCATTTGTTTGACTGTCGTATTCATAGTCTATACTTTGTTTTTGTGTTTTTTCAGACTGTTCGCTCTTTTCTGGTCTAGCACTTTTATAATAAGCTTCTCCTGTGCTCCATTTCCAAGTATTCATTACTATACTATATTTTTTAATAATGAATTTATAAACTTATTTATTTTCCTTTATAATTACCATATTCTTCGTAAACATAAATGCGTCTTTGTTAGTTCGTCTTCTTTTCAGATTACATTCTAAACAAGCTATTAATAAGTTGCCACTATTATGTCCTATATCATTATTAATTCTGTCAAGAGACCATTGTTTCATTTCCCTAACTCTTTCATATAAAATATGTACCTCTTGAGAACAATACACGCATTTCATTCCACAATTAATTAAAAGGTCAATTACTTCATTAAAGTTAACCAAGCAAGATTCGTCTAATTTTTTCTTTAATATGTCTTGTTGTTTATAACCACATATTTTTTGTTTAATATGAGTTGATAGTAGAGAAGTATACTTATTTTTTTCTGACGTTTGATTCTTTATACATTCTAAAATATTTAATTGAGTCTCGTGAGATAATTGAATATCATTTAACCCCCATGTTTTTGTTTCAACTCTCATTTTTATTTCCTTTTCAAAATTTATTTTTTTTGTGTTTTTATTTTTTATTGGTTCTTCAATAGTTATTTTTTTTACAATACTAATTTCATTGCTTGGATAATCCGTCATTGCCTTATAGCCTATACAAACAAAAAAGAGTTTATAACGAAACCAATATAAAAAGTATATGTTATATAATTGTTTTATAATATATAAAGAAACTGAGTTAAAATCTATTTACTATAATATATTATAAATGAGTAAAGAATTTCAAAAAAGTGATTGTAACGAGCTTAAAACATTAAAATATAAATCTATGATACTAAATGGAACACCGTGGCCTGAAAGTAAGTCTTCTACTGATCTAGCAAATTTAGACAAATTTCTTGAAAATGAAAAAATAAATAATGCTGGTGAACCTTGGAGCAAGCTTGATAAAACAGCTAAAATTAAAAAACTAGCATTATTCGCTGATAAATATAAAGAGCAAAATAATTTATCCGACACTGAATATCAGCAACTAGTTTTGTTTTTTAAAGATTGTTTGGATAAAAAAAAATTGCAACGTGTAAAGGATGTTAATTATAATAAAGAAACAGGTGAAATTAAAGACATTCCTGCTTTACATTTTAATAAGCCATCAATCCATTTCACACTTAAAAATGTAGATAAACGTGTTTCAACAGTAAGAGGTCTCACGCCAAAAAAAAAACAAGGAACTGCTAAGAATATAAATACAAGCGATAGCGATGCTGAAAACGACGATTAGAATAAATAAAATTGATTTTCTTATTGATATAAAAAGAACCGTATATACTATAGAATTACCAATGACTGAATTATTAGATATTACCGAACAGATTTTTCCAGAAGAAGATATGAAATTCTTTAACGATGAAGAATCATTAGAATTATATCAAACTTGTATTTATCTTATGGAAGAATTTATCAGAGATAATCCAAAGGTTATTTCAGAACCTGATTTTGATGAAATATTTGATGAAAATATTAAAGAACTAATGCATTCTCATTTTGATATTGATATATTTTATACAGAAGAAGCAGAAGAAGAAATGGAAGAAATTATTGAACAGTCTAAAACTGATTTCTTTAAAGATCATATGCCGCCTCGCTCTTATTCTGATACAATTATTTTAGAAGAACCTGATTATGAATATGTTAAAGCTCAAATAAATATTTTAAGAAACAAACCTCAACCAACCCAAAGGACTAAGGAATGGTATGAATTCCGTCATAATTTAATTACCGCTTCAAACGCATATAAAGCATTTGAAAATCAAAACACACAAAATCAACTTATTTATGAAAAATGCCAGCCATTAAATCAGGAATTATATATAGATAAAAATGATGAAAACGAGGAAAATGATCAAAAAGATGAAAATGAGGAAAAATATGAAATAAAAGAAATAAAGGCAACAAAAGAAATAGTTATGGTTAATACTAACACTACGTTACATTGGGGTCAAAAATACGAACCATTATCTGTCAAATATTATGAACATATTTATGGTACGAAGATAGAGGATTTTGGCTGTATTCAACACGAAACATATATGTGTCTCGGTGCATCACCTGATGGTATCAATGTAGATCCAGAAACAACACGCTATGGTCGTATGTTGGAAATTAAAAATATTGTTAATCGTGAAATTGATGGTATACCTAAAAAAGAATATTGGATACAAATGCAACTTCAGATGGAAGTTTGTGACCTTGATGAATGTGACTTTTTAGAAACTAAATTTACTGAATATCCGGATTCAAACTCTTATGAAAATGACACATTGGATGAAGTGTATGAAGATGAAGATGGTCTTGAATTTAATAATATTTGTTTATCAAGCGATAATAAAATGAAAGGAGAAATAATTTACTTTCATACAAAAGAAGGTAAACCATTTTATGCTTATAAGCCATTAGATATAATTCATCCTTTGGACATTAAACAATGGAGAGAAACTGTAATTGATTATTATACACAGGATTCACAATTTTCATACACATTTATGAAGACCAATTATTGGAAACTACAAGAAGTTAGTTGTGTGTTAGTTTGTAGAAATCGTCAATGGTTTACAGATAATATAAAAGAATTAGAAACCCTTTGGTCAATTATAGAAAAAGAAAGAGTTAGTGGTTATGAGCATCGTGCTCCAAATCGTAGACAAAAAAAGGATAATATTGTTGATCTAATGACCAAACCTAATGGTGGGTGTTTGTTACAATTCAATAAAGATACTGGAAAAATAACTGTTATTAAAAATGAAAGTTCTATAACCATTAATGAGATTGTTATTAATGACAATGACGATACATCTTGTGACTAATATTAATGACTAATTAGTATAAAATGTTCTCATTTGTTGGAATAGAATAATATAATTTATTTGGTTCAGTTCTAAAATAACCAACCCGTGCTCCTGAGCTTTCTTCTGCCGGAGGCAAAGGATATATTTCGTTGGGTTTATTTTTTATACTATGGTATAGAGCTCCGCAAAATTCAGCTCGTGAACACGTCCCTTCGTCCGGATTTTTCACATAACGTAAATTGTTAGTTACTTGTTTAAAAGATGGCAATGAAAATACTGGATAATGCCACCATATTGTGCTAGCACTATTATTAGATACCTCGTTTTTTCCTATTAATGGAAAATCATTTAATATAGGTTTGTCAACTGATACAGGATAAGTTCCTTCAGTTTTAGCAAAAGAACTAGTCTTAAATCCTTCTATACCTATACCCATACCTTTGATAAAAGGAGCTAAAAATAAGCCTAATGCTAATACCAATATTAAAAATATAATACTTCCTAGAAAAGTGTTTGACATTATATAATATACAATAATATAATTTGTTTTATTGCTATTTTATAATTAAACTTTTATAAAACCAACTTAAAATTATACTAACATAACTTACTATACAATGGAAA